TGCACTTCCAGCGAGCGTACACATGAAGATCCTGATTGTTGGCGACAGCCACGTCGACACGACCGACGCGTATCTCAACAGCAAGACCGCCTGCTTTGGTGACGTGCTTGCCAAGAAGCTCAGTGCGCTTGGTCACAACGTAACCGTCGCGGGGGTGGGTGGGTCCACCGTCGCCGATTGGCTGGGCGAGGAGGTCAGCCGCAAGGGCAAGAGCATTCGTCCGTCCGAGCTGCCGCAATCCCCTGACCTGCTGATGGTCGTGCTTGGCAGCAACGACATGGGCAAGGGTGGAGACGCCGCCAGCGCGGTTGCGGACTTCCCCAAGCTCGTCGAGCGGTTCAACCCGTCGAAGTCCTTGTGGATCGGCCCTCCTCGCATGAGGTCGACGTCCAAGTATAACAACGAGAACATGGGTAAGCTGTACGATGCTGCGACCGCAGCAGGCTTGCCGATCTTTGACTCGCGCCCCGCCACGACCCCCGATGTTGATGCTGGGGACGGCGACGGCATTCACAGCGGTCCAAAATCCGCAGAGGCGTGGGCCAGTGCCGTCGCCGCTGCTGTTGGCGGGGGCTCATCCGCACCTACGGGGTCAGCAGGGTCGTCATTTGCCAAGCCAGCGCTCATCATAGGCGGAATCGCCCTCGTTGGCGTGCTGCTGGCCTTTGCATTGCGAGGCAAAAAATGAAGTACCTGCCTGTTTTTCTGACAGCAGTTGCGGGATGCTCTTGGCTCCAGCCTAAGCCATGCACCATCTACCTCCGCAACGACGGGGGACAAACCCCCCGACCGTACTACGCCGTCGAGGTTTGCGACGGCAAGCCCCCGCGTGTGCTGTGTGACAGCCCCACGCCGCTCCCCACCTCCAACTGCCCCACGCCTACAGGTGCCCCATGAATCTCTGCGAGACGCCCGATTGGGTCCAGTACACCGTTGTCGGGTTGGCCGTGTTCCCGCATGTGCTGACGTTCATCCCCCCGCAGTACCAGCAGGCGGCAGGGGTGCTGTTCAAGATTGCCAACGCGATCGCGGCCAACTACGGGCACTGCGCGAATCAGCCGCCCAAGGTCGTAGATCAGCAGGACAAGGTCACGCCGCGCCCCTAGTCGTTCCAGCGCCGACCCAAGTGATTGCCAAACGCGAACAAGGCGACGTCGATGACTTTGTTGATCGGCGGCTCGTCGGCAAAGGTCCGCAGGATTCCCGTCTTTTGGCTGGTGAAGTAAGCCATCAGCAGGTCGGAGGCAACGGCAATCGCTACAGCCTTGCCCAGCGACACGTCGCCCAGACCCGTGGCAAGCCCAGACGAGAAGTGGATTGCGGACCAAGGGTCAATCGCGGCCTGATCCCCTCGGTGCTTGGCAAAGAGCCTCATTGCGATCCCCCTTATCTCTTGCGAAACCGCCGCAATTCCTGTTTGGTAAAGGAACTCTCTGGCAAGGTGTAGTCCCAGTACGCTTGAAAAGGCGGAATGTCCCACCCCTCCTCGATTGACATGCGCTCTCCCACGTCACAAATAGCGGAAAACTGCCAATCGGCGGCGGTCAGGGTATACGCTGCTCCCGCCCCATCGCGCTCCTCGCTGGTGTTGTAACGCACGTCGAAAGGGCGAGATCCTCGCGGTTGCTTGCCCAGAACAGCGTCGATGGCCCTGCCTATCAAGCCGCGAGCCTCACGTCGCGAGCCAGACGTCGCGTTTACCTCGATGATACCCATGTAGATGGTATTTTTTTCAGACATCTCTCCTCACGACGGCGGCGTCCACGCAGGTCGGATGATACGCCAGCCACTGCGCCGCGTGCCAGTAGTATCGATCCCCAGCTGGAATCTGACACTTGCAGTCATGGCAGATTACAATGAACACGCTCCATCGTGCCTCCCACGCTGCGGGGAGGTCGGGATGGAGCACCTTGGCGAGAGTCTCCTTGCGCAAGTTATCCTCGGCCACACTATCCCAGTCCATTTGGCACATGCTCATCGGTACCTCAAAATAGCGATTCCTGCTTGGGCGACACGCCGCTGTCCTTGACCTTGCCACCAGTGACGATGACCTTGCGCGTCCGTGCGGCCTCGATGCGCCCACGGGAGATCTCGAGGTGCTTGGGGTCGAGCTCCAGCCCGATAAATGAGAACCCCTCCATCATCGCCGCCATGCCCGTCGACCCGCTGCCCATGAAGGGGTCGAGGACGATGCCGCTCGGGGGGCAGAGCATGCGGCAGAGGTACCGCATCAGGTCGACGGGCTTGACCGTGGGGTGGATGTTGGCACGGCCAGCCTCGGGAGCCATCTCATCCAAGCCCACCTCGCGCTCCCAAGTGGGCGCTTTGGCGGTGTAAAAGAATCGGGCTGCGCTCCCGCCGTTGTCATCGTGCCCACGCACGCCATCGGTCGACCAGTTGAATGAAGTAACGCCATCGCCACCGTTGCCACGACTTGACCTCTTTGCGGGTCCAGTTTGCGGGAAGCAGGCAACGACCTCGGGTGAGCCGTCGTGCATGACATTGGCTGGCCAGCGCCCCGTCTTCGTGCCCATGTCGACGCGACCCGTGTTGGGTGCAGCCATGGCGTGATTTTGCGAGACGATGGTCCCGTCGCTCTTGGTGACGGCCATCTCCTCGTCGCCGATCCGACAGCCGTCGATATTGATGGCTCCGGTGCCCCATTGCAGCACGTTGGCGACGACTGTGCCCGAGAGGGGCTTGCGAGCGAGGACCGCTGGCTCGTAGGCAGGCTTGAGCGCAGTGCCCCATCCCTCCCACTTCTTGGCGTTCTCGGTCGATGGCGCGGTCACCTTGACGACCGTCTGCCCTTGTCCACCCATGGGGAACCCGCTGGGGGTGTTGTAGTTTGCCGCTCCCTTGTACTCGCCGACAACCTTGCGCTCCGCGCCAGCGGCCTTGTCGATGGCCTTTGACACGTCCAGCGACTTGGGGAATCCCGAGCCGTACATCCAGACGAACGTGTCGCGGATCTCAAAGCCAGCGTCCTCAATCGCCACGGCCATCCGATGGTAGCTGCGGGTAGCGCCAAATGCGGCCAAGTGTCCGCCTGGCTTGAGCACCCGCAGCACCTCCCGCCAGAGGTCCACGCTGTAAGCGATGCCAGTGGAGTCCCACGCCCGACCCATGAACCCGATCTCGTACGGTGGGTCGGTGATCACGGCGTCGACCGAGTTGGATGGCATCTGCGGAAGCAGATCAAGGTTGTTCCCTACGCGAAGGTCGTACGTGACGTTGCTCATGTCCACCTACCCTCTAAAAGATGCGGTGTGCGCCGCAGTACTTGCACCTGTCCTTGTCCGTGTAGCTGTGGTAGCGCCGCCCATTGATGCAGGGTTGCACCTTGCGCTTGACCATGACGGCGCGGCGCTGGCTCTGGTAGCAATTCCAGCAGAGGCCCTTGGCTCCGCTAGGGGCGGCATTCGGGGAATGACACTCGGGATTCGAGCAGTTAGACATGGTCGCCCCCCACCGGAGTGCCCAAGGCAATCGAGGAGGGGTCGGGGAACAGGTTGGGCCATCCGGTCAGGTTGCCGAGCATGATCTCGACCTTTTCGATGGCGTCTTGCGTGCAGCGGAACCCCGCCTTGGCCCGAAGGAAGTGCTGCTCCTCGCCCTTGAGGCGGAAGTTCTCCGCCTGCTCAAGCTCCCACAGCCAGCGCATGCGCTGCTCGTCCAATAGTTCCCGCAATGCAATCAAGTCCTCTGCCATCCTGCTCTCCTACGCCAAAACCTGCGGGGGTCTCCCCCCGCAGGCTCGGCAACGTACGCGGCTTGTGCCGCTAGTCAATCTCAAGCGTCGGGCGGTCGGCCAAGAGCCGCTCACCCGCATCCGTCAAGCGAGGCAACCCACCCCGCGCTGCCTGCAATTCCTTGGTCATGAAGTCATTGACATCGGTCAGGCGGTCGATCATCTGATTGGGTGCGCCGCGCTTGCAACCCTCGGTAAAGGCTTGGTACACGCCGTAGAGGCTGCGCCCGAACCCGTGGAGGTCCTCGTCCCATGCATCCATGGCGAGAGTCACTTGCTGGGGCTTGATCACGTCATGGCCAAGCGCCCGCCCCATGATCTCGTAGCCACGGTCAACGTCCACAGGGAAGAGGCGCATTTGCTGCCACAGGTCGGCCAAGTCCATCGAGGCTTTGACGCCACCCTTGACCGCGCTGTCGCAAAGCTCGCGGATGTCGCGCAGGACGTTCTTTGTGTGCTTGCGCTGGACGTGCATGGCATCGCCGCGCAGGGCCAAGTTGTCGCACACAAAGACCCGAGCGCCGCCAACGTAGGCGACCTTGAGCGTCTTGTCGTAGCTGTTGCGCCCCGCGATGGTAAACCCCGATTCCTTCTCGCCAGTGTCGTAGGTCAAGGCAAAGAAGAATTGCGCCCCGTCTTTGTTGAGCCCGTATTGCTCGCTGCGCAGCTTGTAGCCGAGGCGGTAATCGACGATCTCCTTGGCGAGATCCACGACCTCGCCGTGAGCGATCGGCTGGTAGCTGTGGGTCGCCTCGGGCTTCCACACGAGGTCAATATCTTGGCGCGATACCAGTTCTCCACCACAATGCAGCATCATCGTTGACATCTTGTCCTCCGTCCTTGTCCGTGTTCCTTCCTGCTGCGAGGGCACCGTGCCCCCGCAGCAGGAAGGTGTAGCAGTTTCGCTATTTAGTGTCAAGCGGCCATGCGAGCGTGACGCTCCAGATGGATGTCGCACATGCGCTTGGAGAATTTGTTCCACGTCTCCCGATTGCCGTTGATCTGCACGCCCACCGATTCCTTGAACCACTTGCGGTAATTCGTGATCTGCTCTTCGCTGAGTTGCACCAACTTCGCGTAG